AGTTGTATATTTAAGAGTTTGTAAGAGTTAGTTTGCTTATCAACAGAAGTTGTATTTTTATCAATTGCTGCACTTGCAGCTAAATTTTCAGCTTCTAAATCATGTATTTGCCCAAGAATTCCAGCTTGTAATTGCTTTAAAGACCAAAACGCATCAAACAGATCAATAGTATGTCTTTCAACTTTTTGAAAACCGTTTAAAAAACTAAAAGCATCTGCTATATCTGCAACAAAATTCATAATGCCATTACCCATCTCTTGAAAAGAAAGCAAAACAGTTTCAGCGGCAACTGTAAATGAATGTGCCATTGTAAGAGCAAGCTTGCCAGCGCCTCCACTTTCATCAATTTTCATTTCAAAAAATTCTCTAAGTGAATTTGTAACTGTTTCAATTAATGGCGCAAGATATGCAATTGATTGTCTAAAAGACGATGTTAAGAATGCGCTTAATCGCGTAATCGCATCATTAGCTTTTTCTACGCCTTCAGCAGTATCAGCAGACATTACTAAACCTAAACTTTCTGCCTCTTTCATAGCTTCACGCATTGCTTCTGATCCGCCGTTTAACATATTGATCATCTTTGCGCCTCGCGCTCCAAATAATTTATATGCCAAATCTGCTTTTTCAGTTTCGTTAGTCATCCCAGCAGTTACATCAGCAACATCATCCATTACATCCATAACAGAGCGTAATGAGCCATCAGCATTTTTAACGCTAATATTATGTTTTTCAAATACGTCTTTAGCAAGACCAACGCCGCGCGACATATCAGCCATATTGATTGCCAGTTTTTGAACTGCTTTATCGAGCTGTGTCGCTTCTAAACCGCCTAATGATGCTGCGTGCCTTAGTGCTTGCAGTTCTTCAATACTAACACCAATGGCTCTGGACATTTTGGCCATCTCATCGGTAGCATCCATCGATTTTTTGACGAAGAAACCAATACCCGCAATACCCGCTGCTGAAATAAACGCGGTTTTCATTGAGAAGATAGATTTACGGATCGAGTTTAAAGATCGACCAATTGCTTTAAAGGCTCTTTTGGTTCTATCTTCTAACTTTATAGTGTACTTAGCTGTTACGTTAGCCATTGTTACTATTCCTCTTTATCTCAAAATATGCCGCCCATGTTATTAACTCCACAGTCGACAGCTCCATAATTTCATCCAGTGACTTGTGCAAAACCTCGCCCAGTTGCAAACAGAAGTGCAGATCGTGATCTTGCTTTATTGCTTTTTTGCATCTTCTACCGTGGTTTCGTTATCCGCTATCACTTCAACAACTCGCGAAATGACTTGAATGTCATACTCGCGCATCATCTCTTGCAGCTCTGGCTCTCTCCAAATTGGCTTGCCTTCTTTATCAAGCGCTCGCATAATCAATGACATACAAACACTTTCAACAACTTTGCCTTTATCGTACAGACTCATGATGCGACCTTGTTTTTTGCCATTAATTGCGTTCTTGTAATAAATCTTGCCGCCCCATTCTGGAACATCGAGTTCATTTAACTCACCCGATAGTTTGTCCTTAAACTGACTTTTTGCGTTCTCCTTAATGCTCATGTGTTACACCGTAGCTAGTGTTAGTGCGCCAGTACCACGAAACGAAAATGACACTGCAACAATATCATCCATTGCTGCGCTGCGATCTACTGACTCTACAAGACCAGTGCCTGTGTAGTATTTATCACCTGTTGTTGCACCTTCAAAATAAAATTTTAATGTTGCAGATGCTCCAACTGTTAGTGCTGTTTGCGCTGTATCGGTTTCATCTAAAAAACACTCAGCTGATCCAGACCAGTTGGTTGTTCCCGCTGAAAATGTCTGCGCTGTATCAGATAAAACAGTGGTGTCAATCATGGTTGCATTTTCAGTAATTTGCCAGCTTTTTAACTCGCCGACTGCATCTGTGCCAACATGCACCAATCCTTCGCTGCCGTTATGTGTTGCCATTATTCTTGCTCCTTTTCTTTAGGTTTAGTTTTAGTAGTTGTGGGTTTTTCTTTAAGCGACCACCCTCTTGCTTCTGCGTTATGCACTTGTGATGGATGCACCACAACTGCTTCAGATCCTTTTTTATACATTTTTGGCATATAACCTCCTATGCGATAATTGTTTCAACATCCGTTTTATTAACTCTATACATTGCCATAAAGCGCATTGTCATTAAGCCAAAAGGCTGCTCGGCCTCTCCAGACAGCTCAATATCTAAGCCGTCATAATCAAATTCTTTACAGGTGTTACTGAGCGTTGTATCACCATTTGCAAATATGGCATCCTCAATCTCAGCGCCAATCTTGTCCAAATCATCTTCCAAACTATCAGCAGCTTTAGCTCTCACTTCAACCATCACATTGAGCATTCTAAATTGCTTATTGTGACTCTCTTCTCCAAGCTCTTCACTGAGCGTATAAACCGATATACACGGCAGCGCATCATGATCATAAACGCGCGAGTTAAATACGTTTGATCCAGTTGTTGTCAATCCTGTTAGGGTTGTCATTAGCTGATCTCGTATTTGTTTTCTCGCATGAGCCATT